GACTATCAAGAGGCTCTCGATAGGGCCGAAAAAGCTAAGTACGATCGCACCCTTTACGAGAGGCTGCGCAAAGCCGGCATAAGTCTAACCAGTGATGATATTGCGCGTACTCTTCGCGAAATCGGTCCCGGCGAGAGATGGGCCGATGTGCACGATGACTGGGATTTCGTAGAGCGCGCCCGCATGGTCACAGATTACGGCTATGCGCAGTCGCTTCCCACTGACTACGCCGATGATGCTAGTTGGGGGTTCAAGCTAACGAACAGAGGCCGAGTGGCCATCGGCCTTGATCCCATCCCCACCCTTTGGGAGCGAATGAAACCCTGGTTTCTGTCGCTCAAAGAGCGGTTTCAATAGCCGCAGCCCACAAGTTACCAGCAGCCACACCACCAGCGTCCGACAAGTGCGTATTGTCGGCCTGCCGATTAACCGCCGTACCTGTCAGCGTATCGGTATCAGCGCCAGGGAAAATAGTTGTGCCGTTCACTGCCGCGACTTGCGCCGCCTGCACAGCTGACGAAACATTGCCAGAGTTGTACGTACACTTCCCGATTAGCCATGGCGCACTGAAGCCAGCGTTGCGCGGGATGGCGATGAGAGATGCCAGATCGGCAGCATAGGACGCCTGGCTCGTTCCGTTCTGAGCATCAATCTCGCCCTGCATCCATAGGATCGCAGTGACCGGAAATCCAATAGCAACAGCCCTCCGAGCAGCAACGAGGAGACGCTGATAGAGCGTTGCATCTGTCGCCCATGCATGAACGAGGGTCGCACCAATCCCCACGGGAATCACGACCACATCGGTATATTTCCCATCTGTGATCAGCTTATCCGCCATTCGGGTAAAAGCATTTCCAGGGCCGCGGCCCGGGACCATCTGGCACCCGATCAAAGGATCGACGGCCGCGTATAGCCCGCCATCGTAGATGCTTAGATTGTGGATGTTCGCGCTGTGCGTCGTCGATGATGCAGTCGGCGTGCAGTTGCAACAGTTTGACTGCCCCGCGACGACGAACACGCCTGTAGTGCTCAGTGGCAAGGAGCGAGGGTTGCGAAGCGTCTTCCCTGCCGCGCTCCAATTACCCCCAACTGGTTGGCCTGAATACTCTGCGGTGAGGAGTAAGGGATCTGTCCGTGACGTAACATTCAGCATCAGTTCAAAATGCTCCCCGTGATTCCAGACTGGAAGTTCGCAGCCGTCGTATCTGTGCCGAACCACGTCTGAGTGTCCGTGCCTCCGCCAAATTCAAGCCAGGTCAGGGAGTGCTTACCCAGTCCAACGCTCCCGTTGTGGAACGACGTAATGATGAGTGCGCTAGTGTTCACCACTGAGCCAGCACCGCCCGTAGACCCGCTTGCAATTCCTGAAGTGCTGTCCAGTCCAATTCCTGCACGAACCTGCCGTTGCGTGGCCGTGCTATTGTTCGAAAAAGAGAGTGATTGAAGAGAAGCAACCATGCCGCCAAGACCGTCAAGTACGTCTATCTGGTTGCTGGTGCTACCGTTTGCTTGCCGCCATGATGCCGTGGAATAAGTCCAAGACAGGGCAGGATCGGCTACGCGGACTGCTCGCGTTGTCTGGTTATATGCATTGTAGAGCAGCCGTTGAGCCTTGGTGTCAGCCGCCTGCCCGTCCGCGATGGCGCGGAATGAGCCGAGATATGTTGCCTGATTTGCCGCCACGCTCAGCGTATTGCCAGAGGCCGAGCCAAACCGCAGCGTGATCGAGTTCTTATTCGTCGGAATACCAGACTTTGAGAAATCAAGCTCGGTCGTCCCCGCGCCTGTACCGCGCGATGTATCCGATGACCACGCAGGGCCAGTGCCGAGCCGAACGGTCCCGCTATCGGTCACAGCGAACAGATCGAAGTTCTTACCACTTTGATGGTAGCCGGCGTGCGCCGATGTTGCATCGAGGGCGAGAGTTAGCTCGCTGAACGATGTCGGGACAAATGCCGAGCCATTCCAGATTGGGAGGACGCCGCCACCGCTCGGCGTGAAAAAGATGGAGGTTGCGCCGGTTACGTCTGCCGTTGTCACGGCCACGCCTGATGTAAGAGTAAGGCGTCCTTGCGGCTGGGCAATACTTGAACCGCCACCGCCACCTGTCGCAGCAAGCGTACCACCTGAGAACGAAAGACCAGATCCTATCGTTACACCGCCCCAGGTGTTAGCGCCCGACCGATACGGGATCGTATTGGTTCCTGTTAGGCCAGCAATCGCCGACAGATCCGCGTCGAATGCCTGCACCGACGTGCCGATAGCAGCAGGCTGCAATGCGCTATCAGCCTTCGTGCCCTGCGCCGCCGTGGCGAAGGCTGTAGTTGGCTGGAAGGCTGCAGTGCCGAGATCAGAGGTATTCGCCTTTGCATTGAGCGCAGTCTGCGTGGCCGTTGAAATCGGCTTGTTGAGGTCCGATGTGTTATCGACGTTTCCGAGGCCGACTTGCGCCTTCGTTACGGCGTGCGGGTTCGAGGTGTTCGCCTCGTGCGTATCAATATCGGATTGCACAACGGCGATAGCTGCCGCCTGCGCGGTTGAAACCGGCTTGTTCACATCGCTTGTATTATCGACGTTGTCGATCTCAAGAAGAGAGCGCTTGTCGGAAAAGAAATCCTCGACGGTGATGCCGCGCGTCGTCGCACCATCAATCGGGAGCTTATCGCCTACCGTTGTCGATGTAACGGCAGGAAGATCGTTAATGCGTTTATTAGCCATGCGTCAGGCCCCCGCGAAGAGAAGGTAATTGCAGATCATTGTTGGCTGTATGTTCAAGTGAGCCCCGCCGCCGCCAGTGTTTGCTGCGTTGTTGATGGTGATGCCGGTCGTGTTAGTGGTTGTATTAGTGCTGCCAAATGTCCCGACTGTAGACGCCGCTCCGCCAAGTGGGAGATTCTGGAGGGACACGCCTACCGCATGGAAGTGACCGGGATCGTTCAGCGTATTCGGGTGGGTGTGCGCTGGGATTTGCGCGGAGGTCAGGAAGATGATTTCCAAGCCACCTGCCGCCCCGAGCTTGGTCGTTTGAATTCCCGTTCCATTCTGGGTAAGTCTGTTTGCTGCAGTGCCGCCGATGTCGTCTTTGCCAGCAGGGACGCGCCCTCGCATGTCGAGAATGCCGAAGGTCGTCGAACCATTACCGTTGTTATAAGAGAGGTTGCCCGCCGCTATTTCCGCCTGCGCAAACGTCCATAGGTCTGGATAGTCGGCACGGTTCAGCGTCTGCCCATAAGGCAGAACCGTCAGCGGTTGCGCCGTTGTCCCGGTATACGGGATCAACTCGCCAATGAAGCGGCCACCCTTCGACATCCCGTCCGCAGTAAATTCCGCGACCTGCGCGCCATCAACAGCAACGCCGAGGCCGTTGGTCGTCTTGTAAACCCCCGTCCCTGTCGCGCTATTGAACGTCATGCCCGGCTGCGACGCCGAGCCGTTCGCAAGCTTCAGTGGCCCCGTCATCGGAGTCGCGCCCGAGCGCATCACGCGCTGGGTCATTGCCCCACCCAGATCCTCTAGCGGCGGATTGTGCTGGGAAGCCTGGATGGTCTCGCCTGTGATGGCGAGATAGCCATTTGGCAGGCTGTAAACGCCGTTGGAATCGCTCGGCATTGATTGATTACCTCATAGAAAAAGCCGCCCGGAGGGGCCTTGGCGTGGATTCACCGCTCGCCTATAATTGGCGAATGGCAGGGTTAATTCAGATTCTTGCAAGCCTCGCGCTGCTGGGCGTCACCACTTATCTGGTGAAGTCCTGGGAGCAATTCATTGGCGATACCGACATTGCCTTCCTGATCGGCTTTCCGGCGATGTGCCTCATTGCGTGGATCTACGACCGGCGGCAGGAGTCAAAGCGCCGATTAGACGAGGCGAGCCAATCACGGCAGATAAAGTCTTTGAATTAGCCGCGGCGCGCTGTGCGGATTCCAGCAATTCCTTTGCAAGCCGCTGCACCGCTGGGCCCTGCGAAGCCAATACACGCCCGATCTCATCCTTTGTGTTCGCGCTGCTTGCACCCGAGAGCGCTTTAGCCACCAGATTGACGGCCTTGAAGCCAAGCCCCGTCAGCGTCAGATCGTGCGGGACATTGCCGCCCTGCCCGCCCTCCATTGCGGAAGATGCCGCCGAGCGCTGAGCAGTCTGCGAGTTCTGCACGATCTTCTGATAACTGTCGCGGAACGTCCGGTTTGCCATCAGTGCTTCAGCCACCTTGCCGCGCGCGTCCTCACCAAAGACCGCCGAGATCTTCTGGCTATTCCAATCCTGTGGCGTTGCCAGCGTCCGCTCAAGAGCGCCGAGGTCATTGACGTTCGTACCGACGACTCGATCCAGTTCGGCGCGAGCACCTTGCCGCATGCGCATCGGAGCCGCTGACGGGCCAACCTGATTGCCCTGCGGCTGTGCGCCTTGAAATATCTCATCTGCAAGCTCTGTCGGCCGAGGCGCTGTTTTTCCCTTGTCGAATATTTGGCCGCCGCGGGTCAGCCCTTCCGACTGACGAGACAATTCGGCAAACTGAGCGTCCACGTCCTTGATGCCGGGAACGGCGCGGGTCAGTTCATCGTCTACTGCTCGCCGTGCCTGCTCTAGAACGCGGATGGTGTTGGGATCGGTTTCCGTTGCCATCAATCCATCAATGGCCTGCCGGCTGTTCAAGAGGGTCGCAGGGTCGCGACTAAGTTCGCGAGTATGTACCGCATCGGTCAGCATATCACGGACCTGCCGAGCCGCACGCTGCGCGCCACCACGCTCATTGATGGCGAGCGCGTCAAGCTGCGCCGCGAGTTGCCGGGTATCGACTGGCCCCGCATTTCCCAAAGCAGCTTCATATTGCGGCCCAAGCGATTGACGGGACTCAGCTAATCCCGCCTCAACCCGTGACGGCACTGGCGCAGGGCCAAGAGTCGTATCCAGAGTTTCAGCAAGCCGTCGCCCCGTCCCAGCGTCGCGCGTTGTGAGTGCATTCACCAACTCAGACCGACCAGCACCGACGCCCGTTCCGGCGCCCTGCCCTAGCCCGAGCATCGCAGGGCCAGCATCAACCAGCATGGCATCGGGACCGAGTTGGCTCAGATTCCGAAGGCCTGCTTCATCAGCCATGGCGGCATTACGCAGAAGCGCGGAAGCGCCGCGGCTCGTGTCGGCCACGCGTGGACCGAGGAACGACGAACCAAGCTTGTAGACGCCGCTAGCAGTTGAACCCGCCAGCGGAAGGCCGCCGCCGATCAGCGCGCCTGTCGTGGCTCCGCGCTTCGCAGCGTCGATATAGTCCATCGGATTGCCGGAATATGTATTCCCAGCCTCGTGAGCAGCGCCATAGCCGGCACCTTCGGCGCCGAACCCGAGAACGCGCGGAAGCAACCGGGTGCCAACGCGACCGGCAACGGTGATACCATTTTTAATGAGGCCGGAGCCTGTTAGCGCGCCGCCGACCAATTCACCAGCGACCTTTTGGCCCTCCGGTAGCGCCGCAGTGCGCGCTCTTTCCGCCTTTACGCCTTCATCGTAGGAAGGAGCCTGCCCGGTGACTGCATTCATGCCGCCGGCGATCTTATCGGCCAACCCGAATGTCATGCCGTTGGCGATTGCCCGCACGGAGTCGTCAGCGAACTTGCCCATGCGCTCGGCTTCTGTGCCGACCATGCTGGCGCGGCTGACGTTCCGAACGCCGCGCGAAAGCCGTTGAGCCGCCACTGTTGATGCATCAGCCGCCGTCGCGTCCTCGGGCTGAATCGGCTGCGCAGCCTGAGTTGCGGCAGGCGATGTCTGCGGCGCGACCATCTTCAACAAGTCTGCGTCCGACATCTTGGAATAGTCGGCCGCGGCTGGCGGCTGAACGAGCGCCATCAGCTCCGCATCTGACAGTTTGCTGTAGTCGGCCATTACTTGATTAATCCCCGACGGCGGGCTTCGGCCAAAGCGGCTGGATCAATGTTCGGCGCGGCTGGCGCGGCAGCTTGAGGCGCCGCCGCTGGCTTCGGCGCTTCCCATGGTTTGAACTCGCCGAAATCAGGCACTACATCCGCAGGGTTGATGCGATTGCGGCCAGCGATGCCTTCAAAGCGTCCGCGGTCCTGATCGTATTGCTGCTTGTAGGCCATCATGCGGCTATAGGCTTCCGCCATCAGCGCTTGGCGACCCTGCGGCGTGAGGCCGCCCTCGTTGTTGATTTGGGCAATGATGCCGTTGAGCTTTTCTTGCCAACCCTGTGCATTGTTCGCCATCTGGATTTCGCCCTCACGGACGACAGAGCCAGGGTCCATGATCTTGCCAAGACCATAGACCATGTTGAGGTCAGCAGCCTTTGTGTTGCGCCCAGCAGCATCAGCCATCGACTGATAAATCGGCGCCGCCTGCGCCATGTTCTTGTATGCAGGCAGATTGGTGAACTCTCCGCGCAGTTTGGCCGTGTCATCGAAGTTGCCGGGCAGCGCATTCGCGGCGGCGGCTTTCGACTGCGTCTCGCGCCACACCTTTGGATCGACCCCCGGAGGCACGGGCGGGATATTGGACGGCTGCGCAGGCGTCTGCGGCTGCGGCCTATACGGCGTGACCGACTTGTCTCGCGGGTCAATCCAGCCTTTGATCGGTTGACCGGTCTGCGGATCAATTTCACCCGTATCTCCAAACGACGGCCCCTTGTTCGGCTCGCCCTTGTCGATCGAGCGAACCAGATTCCCGCGGGCATCCATGATGCCAACCTTGTTGCCAAGATCGACCGTTGTCACCTTGTCCTGGTCCATCTGCTTTTGCAGCATCAGGCCGAGCACGCGCTTGGTGCCGTCGGAGATGTACGGCGACGCCATCGCCTGCAGCAGGCGCGGGTTAACGCCAGCCGGAGCCGCCTGCGGAGTCGCTGGAGCGGGTTGCGGTACAGCTGCGACATCGGCGGCAGGCTGTTGAGGCAGAGCCACCGGACCGAGCGAGGCAACCTGAGCAGGAGGAAGGTTGCTCATGAACTTCTTGGCGTAGCCGTCCACGGTCGTTCCGAGCGCATCCTTCGCATTGGGGTTATTCATCCCCTTCTCGCCAGCAAACCACGCTCGCGATGCACCCTCAGGACCGAACTTGTTCACATACGAGCCGAACTGCCCGTTAAAGACAGCATCTTGTGCTTCTGGACTCCGCAAAAACTCGTCTGCCGTCATTTCCTTGCCGAGATATTGCTTGGTCCAAGGGGCAATGTTGGCGCCCATCACCTGATATTTGCCATAAGCCCGATCGCCCGTCTTTGTCACAGGCCCCAGGGCGTCATACTTTCCGCCGCTCTCGACGGCAGCGATTGCCGGTGCGTAAGGCGAGCCGCCTGAAGCTGCAGCGACCTTAGCAACGCCATCGCCGACCGGCGCCGCCGGTGCCGCGGGAGGCGCGCCGCCAAACGCACTTGCTAGTAGCTTTGCTTCAGCATCCGAGTTCGCCTTGCTGGCCTTGTCGGCCTCGAAGCTCTCCAAGCCTCCCATTAAGGCTTGAGCGACGCGCGCGGCGCCCTGCCAGCCGGACTGGATCGGCGAATAGTCGCTACCTCGCTCGATCATGGCCTGCGCAACCTTGCGCTGCGCCGCGATCTGGTCAGGTGTCATCTGAGCGCCACCGGCGCCCCAGACAAATGGAGCAGCTACGTCAAGCGCCATCAGCCGACTCCCAGCATTGAATAGTCAACCATCTTGAAGCCGCTCGGGTGCGTGTGAACGGCGGCCGGCATAACCTTCTCGACCTCATCCGCCATCACGCCGCGCTGGCGCTCGCCGAAGATCGTGTATTCGTAGAGCGGCAAGCCGTTCGGCAGTTCGCCAATGCGCTCGATGTCGGATTTCAGGCGACGGTCTGAGGCCATCAACAGAGGCAGGCCATACTTGATTCCAGCCGCCCCCAAGGTCCCGCCTAGGCCGAACATGCCGCCCATAGCTGCGTTTTGCTGGCCAACCTGCGTCTTGTACTGATCGGTGGCGGCGTTGTAGTTGTCGCGGACCATGCCTGCGTAATCGGTGCCGGCCACCTGCGCCTGCGGCGTGCTGGTGAAGTTCGGCTGACTGACCTGAGACCCGGACATCAGGCCGATGATCTCATTGAGCGGCTGATTGCGCTCTGTCAGGATGTCATTGACCGCCGTTTGATGACCACTGAGCACCAGCTGATCAAGCGCGTCGTTCTTGTTCTGCGCCTGGCGTGTCATTTCGGTATTCCACGCATCGGAGCCAGGGCGGATGCCGGAGTTGATCAAGTTTGCGCGTAGCGAGGCGTCGTCACGCGCGAACTGCGGCTCAAGTCGCTTGCTGCCGAGGTCAAATAGCCGGTTCTCGACGGCGTCATTGCTGAGATCGACATTTGAGCCGAGAATGTCCCCGATCTTGCCCGATGCCGTGACGCCAGCATTGGCGAGATTGGTCTTTGACTGGTTGTTGAGGTCGTAAATGCCCTGCGCCGTCGGAGACAGCGTCTGCGTCGCCGTGAATTTCGGAACGGTATAGGTCTTGCCGTCGGCGCCGGTGAATGTGCTCGTGCCGTTCTGGCTGTAGGTCAGCGAGCCGTCCGGCGTCACCTGATTGGTCATGTTCAACAGCTGCTGCGTAATAGCAGTGTTGGTGTTCATGTTGCCTTGCGCTTCGGCAGTCTTGACCGGATCAGGCGCTGGAGGCGGCGTCGGAGAGTCTTTGCCCATCAGGCAGCATCCTTATAAAAGCGGTTCACCCGCCAGTCGTCATCCGTCAACGTCAGAATGTGCTCTGACTCGTTACGCCCACGCAGCCGCGGGATTACATGTTCTTTAAAGCCGTATGCCTTGGCGATGCGGATCATCGGCTTGTTGTGCTCGGAGACGCGCAGCACGCACATTTGGCAACCAATCCCGTCGAATGGATAAGCGAACATCGCTTTAAGCACCGGCCGCGTCAGCCAACGCTTGTCGGTCGATGCGGCGTGCAACTCGATCACACCCGTATCGGGGTGCCAATTGTTGTAGAGCACCCCAGCAATCAGCCGGTCATCGTCAGTCACGGCCATGGCGCTGTACTTCTCAATGCGCCCCGGCTTGCCGAAAATCGAAATGGAGACGAAGTCCCCGACGGCTTGTGTCAATTCCGGTTCAGTTGTCGGGTGGATGTGACGCGCCGCGATCACGTCACCACATCGCCCATGTCATAGGTCAACTCGGTTTCGATGTATTCAACATCAGGAGGCGACGCCGAGCCGGTCGTGATCTGCGACGCCACCGATATGGCATATCCGCTCCCTGCCACCGATTGCCAATCGCGGGATGTTTGCTTCTGCGCCGGCGTGCCCCACACCGATACACCCCAAACACCACTGCCCCATGCGTTCGCCGCGATGATTGCCGTATCGTCGGGTGGCGATGGAAGGTTGATGTTGTAGTCGGTCTGCAACGAGAGCTTGACGGTAACCTTGCTCGGCGCGCGGATAGATGACCGGGCCAGCAAACCCGTCTTAATCGATGCCGGCGCCCGCAGCGTGTCGAACAGCGGAATGACGGTTGCCGTGTACGGATTCCCGAGGTCCGCCCCCGTCACCTCCATTTCAATGACAAGGCCGTCTTTTGAGCCGAAAAAGAACCGATCACCAAACAGACAAAGACATGTCGCGTCCAATCCGGTGAACAGGCACCACGCGCCAGTGCGAGCATTCGCGACCAGCATTTGCGGTTGCTGCCCGCTTGTCGTTGGGAGCGCAACAACAACCATCTGCTTCGTCGGCCATACGGCGCAATTCCAATCGAGCCCGACGCGTTGGGTAACGGCGTTATTCCACGCCGTCTCAATCATGTACGAAATCGCATTCGGTGACAGAGCCGCAATATCTCGCTGCACAGCAACTGAGAGCGGCACGAAACCCACATCCGTTGCAATCACCAGATCGCCGCCCGCCCGAATGAACGCCTTCGGGCCTCGCGGTTTGCCGATACGATACGTACCTACCCGGCTCCATGTCGAAAGGCTTGACGGGTCGTTCCCCTGGAAGACCGCAACTTCGCCCTCTGTCGTGAAAAACGCGCACTGTTCGTTGAGGCCGTCGCCGGTCTCGATCGACCAAGCTGCGCCGAATAATAACGAGCCGCCCAGCGTGAACACGCCACCGAGCGGGAGCTTTACCGCCGCGCCGGTGATGCTATCGACGGGCAAGTACCAGGCGTTGAGACTGTTCTTCTCGACGTAGAACAGTCGGTTCTTATAGACCCAATTCTGTGACAGTGACGATGTCGCGATGCCGGTGAACGCGCCGAACAGAATATCTACCGTCCCGTCGGCTTTGGCCGAGCCGCCCGCGCCGTCGCTAATCGTCTCGTTGTCCTGAAACGGGCCGCCCGTTACTGCGCCAATCCATAGAGTTCCGGTTGCGCCGTTGTCGATCACCTTTTTTATTGTGGCCGACGCGCCGGACGTGCCGCCCGTCAGCGTCTCGCCCGCGGTGAACGCGGCCGTCTCGGTATCGTAGTTGATGACGTTCAGCGGCTCGCCATTGATCGGATAGAACGTCGTCCCGTCATAGATGAGCTTATCATCCGCGCCATTGACGAGGTCGAGGAATACGCCGCCAGTCGTCGCGAATTGAACTGTTGACCAGTTGCCGCCCGTGAAGCCCGTCAGCAGCGGATTGAGCGAGTCCCCAAGCAATGAGTTGCCGAGGTCATCAACGAGAACGTTGTCGTGATCATCGACCAACAGGCCGAATACGGAGCCTGAGATATCATAGATGCTCGTTTCAGTCGCCGTGAACATCGACTGGTTATTGCCGTTCACATAAGTGAACAGCGAAGTGATGTCATCGGGCTGGCCAAGCTGTGCATATACTTCCGTGCCGCCACGCATACGGATACCCGTCGCCGTCGGGAACCAGTTCTCAAGCACCTCCGCGCCGTTGATGCGCTGGCCATTCGGCAATCGTGCATCGGCCGACGCAAGGTTGACGTTCTTCACCCAGCCGCCCATAGGCGCCGGGAAGCTTTGCATTTTGGCAATGCGAGGCTTGTTGCGAACGGCGGCAGCGCGCATCAGTTAACCCCGAGAGCGCCAGGATAAGGGCTGCTTACGTTCGCCGGTACGCGCTGATTTCCGACCACATGGATACGCGCGCCCTTGTCGCGGCTGATTTCCTCCGAGAGCGCGATTTCGTAGTTGGTCATATCCTCGGCGTACTCCATGCGCTTCTGCGCACGCCAGCGCCAAATCAGGCCGAGCGTAATCAACCGCTCGGGCAGCAGGAACGCATCATCGTCTGCCGTGAACGCTGTCTTGCCGCCGCTGACGATCTGGTTCGAGATGTAATAAAACCGCGCCGTCTCATTGCTGGCCATCGCAGGGAATATCTGCATCTGGCCGCCAAGGATGATCCAGTTGCCGGGCAGCCCCGTTGCAATCAGGTCTTTCAGGTAAAGCCACTCATCCAGATCCTTCGCGCGGCGGAACAGCGCCGTGACGAAGAGCGTTGAATGGACATTGCCATCCTTGATCATGCGGTCGTAATCGGGCGGCAAATCGAACTCGATCGTCGATGCGTCGCCCGAATAGGTGTTGAGCTTGGTCAGCTTCTGCCAGTCGTGCTCCTTCGCAATGGCGATGGCCGTCTCTGTCGCGAGTTCAGCCAATTCCATTTCGAATTGATCGGAGGACGAAAAGATCGTCGTCGGCTTCTTACCGAGAAGCCGAACCGCTGCCGATTGACAGGCTGACAGGATCGTCATGCGGCTTCTTGCGCCTTCGCCTTCAGATCGTCATTGATCTCGGTTGCCATGCGCACCAGCGTTTCCTTGGATGGATTGCCGCGGGGCCGCTCGCCGGTTGCATCCTTGATCCACTCTTTCAGCGAGTCCGCGTCCATGTCATCGAATGGAGACGGCGCCGCATCCACGGCGACCGCTGCGGGTGCTGGCTGCGCCTGCAATCCGGCTATCACCTGCTTCAATGACTCGATCTCGCTGGCCATACGAGTGACGGCGGCGCTATCAGTGGCACGGTTCAGATAGGCCTCGGCCTGGTTCTTCAGCTCGCGGCCGCCCATGCCGAGCGTTTTCAGCGGCTGACCATCGAGCGACGCCAGCGCCTCGGCGGTGTAGATGGACAGGGCCTTCAACTCGGAGCGCTTCGCCTGCGTCAGGAACGTCAGTTCTTCCAAGGGTGTGCCGCTCATGGCTTGCGCCTCATTGGCCTTGAACCGCTTGTACTGGTCCGGCCAGCGCATCGCATAGGTGATCGGCTGGCGGACACCGTCGATCTCGTCCCATTGCCAGACATCATGCGCGGGGAATACCGCAACGGTCTGCTTGTTCGCAGCCATGCGGACTTCAACGCATTCCATGTCCTTGAACATCGGGCGGCCCTTTTCCTTGGTCGCCTTGTCATCGGGGATGGTGTGAACAAAAAAGCGGGGGACGATAAGATCGGCATTTGCCATCATGTTTCTCCGTCTGAGGGAATGTGGAAGGGAAAGGCGGCCCGTAGGCCGCCCCTAGTCGTTAGATCGCGTTGGATTCGAGCCAGACCTGATCGCCAGACACGACCGCGCCACTTCGCGTGGTGAACGCCCCGGCGCCGGCCGCAAAGGTCATGGCGGGCTCGGTGAGAATAACCGCAGTGTCATTCGCGATGCTGCCGGTCGATTGCGCGAGAATGTACATGCGGCCATTGGCGGCGCGCACAACAGTCCCGAGCGGTGGCGGCTTGAGCGGAAGCGCAGAACTCGTGGTGTACTTGGCAGACAGATCAACGCCCGCCGTGGTGGAGACAGACTTGGAAACAGCCATTGCGAGGCTCCTTCAATTGAGATGAATGGTGATGTCAGAGCGGGCCGTAACCCGCCCCGTTGTCATCAGGCCGCAGTGTTGCTGTCGCGGAAGCGCCAGTTGAACAGCGGGTTGACCATGGTCAGGTTGCCCATGAATCCGATGTACTGGACGATGGCGTCCTGATTGATCGGCTTCATGCCCTCACCTTCGAACAGCTTGGAGAAGTTACGCTGCGGGTTGTACCGGATGCGCAGGCTGTCCGTTTCAAGGCCGTAGGTGGTGTTCGCCGGCATGTTAGTGCCGATGCCACCCGCAAGCACGATCTCAGCCGTGCGGCCGGCGCCGTAATACTTCAGCGACGTAAAGCCGAGTTTGCCGAGGCTGTTCTCGTCATTGACGCGCTGAATAGCGACAGTTGCCGCGTCGTAGGCCGCATAGTGCTCAGGCGACATGATGAGCAGGTCAGCGGCACGAGTGCCGCGGGCGCGCTGCGTCAAGATGCTGTTGAGCATCGGGCGGATAGTGGTCGACGTGACCTGCGTGCCGATCCCTGCAAAGTCGGAATTGGCATCGAAGGACGAGGTGCGCCAGATGGCATTCGCGCCACGGTCAATGCCGCCATAGGTGCCGGTATTGGCAACCACAGGGACAGCGACGGCCAAGCCTTCCAACTGCTTGCCTCCGTCGGCGGTGCCGTCGGAATGAATGGCAACGTCCATCACGTCATTGAGCGAGCGCTCAGCGGCGTCGATGTACGACTCCATCACGTCCATCACCTGATTGGTACCGGCATTGTTCAGGATCTCTTCCAGCGAAAGAGTGACCGGAACAGCGACCATCTTCGACGTGAAGTAGGCATCGTTGAACAGTTCGACCGGGGCAGCGTTCAGGAAATCGTATCCCGAATACCACTGGCCGTTCGGCTTGGAGATTTGCAGCGTTTCACGGATGCGCGGGCCGGAGTATTCCTTCCAAAGCCCCTTGCGCTTCATGACCGCGAGAAGCGGGTTCGAGTTCGACACCAGGTCCTGATAGCCGCTGGAACGATCTTCCAGCGCCATCGACAGCACCTGCTGATAGTGCACAACAGGATTGATAGGCATTGTGGGTTGTCCTTAAAGGTTAGGAAGCTCGCGCCATTGCGCTTTCAAGAGCTTTCCTGATTGAGGGGGACGGCCCTTTCTTCGCTGCCGGGGATGAGCCGGGCGACGGAGCGCCGGAAATGGACTTCGTGCCTTTGGTATGAGCATCGGCGGGAGGTGTTGCCGGGATGACCGGCGTCGGTGCATTGGCCTGCGCTGGCGCGGGGTTGAGCCGTTCCGCCAGTTCGTAGGCTTCAGAAAGGTTGTTCGCGCGGCCCGTCTTCATGAAGAAGGCGATATCGTCCGCCAGTTCTTCAAAACGCGGGTTGTCTTCTGCGAACTTGGTGACTGTCTGCAGCGTCTCTTGCTCGCGCTGCTGCTGGAATGTTTGCGTGACGCCGCCGACCTGTTGTTCAAGGCGCGAGATTTGCTGACGCAATTCCTGAATGGTCGCGTCCTGTTGGCTCGCCACCTGATCTGGCGATTGGTTCAGGATCTGCGCCGCCCAATCCCGCGGGTTGACGCCGGCCGCCTGAAATACGTCGTTCAAAGCGGCTGTCTTCTGTGCCGGGTCCGATGACCTGAGCGAGCGTTCCAGGGTAATGTACTGGTTCAGCGCCTTGTCGATGGTCGTGTTGTGCTGCTGTGCGAGTTGCACATATGGCTTTAGCGGCTCGACGAAGTCGCGATACTGGTTGATGCCCTTTTCAAGCTCTCCCTGCCGACGATGAATGTCTGCACGAACGGCTTCGGGCGTGTTCGCCCATTCAGATTTAGCGGCCTCTGAATAACCCCTGGGAGCCTCAGCATAGCTTGTCGGGTCGGCGGGTTGCTTAACCGCCGCTGCTACTTTCTGCTCAACCGGCGCCGCTGGCTGCGAATCCTGCGGAGTCTTTGCGGCGAACTTGCCGGTCTCATCACGCGGCTTCGATTCCGGCTTCGCCTCGATCTTCGCTTCCGGCTTGCCCTCGACCGGCTTTGTCTCAGCCTTCGGCGCTTCCTTCAGTTTGGCATCGGCCTTTTCGATAGCTTCCTTGACTGACGCCGACGGCTTCGGCTGTTCAACGGCCGGCTCTGGCTCTTTCTCTGGGCCAGCGGAATCAACTGGGTTGGTCTGCGTTGCCGGCGCTTCGTTGATCGGCACGAGAGAGGGTTCGGCTGCGGCTGGTGCCGCTCCGGTCTGGTCAGTCATTGGTCACCTGTCTGAGAGGTTGTGTGCGGATAATTTCTGTCGATCTGAATCGACTGTTCTTGAAGGCGATTCGCGAAGCAGTTAGATTCGTCCCATTCGCTTCGGAACAGTCACAAGGAGTTTAGATGAACGAAAATATTGCGATGCCGGTAGAGAAGTTTGCCTTCAGTCCTGATGATGCTGCTCACATTAGCAGCGTGAGCAGAACTAGAATCTACGCCGAGATAAAGAGCGGCCGTCTCGTCGCTCGCAAAGCGGGCAAACAAACAGTGATAACAGCCGACGATCTCAAGTCGTGGCTTAATGCGTTGCCAACTCGCATTTAGCGTGAAGCGACGATTTCCGCCGCCTTCTGAAGTGATTGCCGAATAGCCTTGCGATCGGGCGCAGTCTTTGGCTTCGGCCGCAGTCGCGCCGGGTCGTTTCCGACTTCCACCACACCGGCCGCCTTGTACGACGCGCGCAGCACGGCCTTGGACGTGTAGAACTTGCCATCCACCATGGATTGAACCGGCTCCATGGTGTCACTCGCGACAAATGGAATCGGCATATCGGAGCGCGCAGGCTCGGGGCGGATATCGAGCGGTCCGCCCTTCTCAACGATCTCGCCGTTGCGATAGACCCACGGCATTAGGCCGGCTCCTTCGCCGCTTCTTGCTGAGCCGCAAACTGACGCTCCGCTAGATCGGCGCCATGCTCAGCCTGATCGCGCTTCATAGCCGTCTGATCAGCGGTTGCCTGAATGCTTGCGTCGGTCGAGCGAACCGAGTTGTCGGTCTGCGTCTCTGTGTGTGCGATCCGGGCCGCAGTCTCTTCGATCTTCCCAGCGGTCTGCACCTTGGTTTGATTGATCTTTGTGTCGAGCAGGACAACTTCAAGCGCAAGCTTCTCCATCTGCTTGTCGTGCTCCAGCTTCGATCGGTCGTCTTGAGCGCGCATCAACGCGATCTTCGTGTTAGCCTCAGTCTGCTTCGCGTTCCGCTCGATCTCGTTCATCGCGGCCTTATGCTCCAAATCCTGAGCCTTCGCCGCCGTCTCTTGCTGTTTGGCCTGCGCGTCCGCTGCCTTCACCTGCGCATCAGCTTCCGCTGTCTTCGCGTCGGCCTCTGCCTTCACGTTCTCGGGGCTGGGCGGCTTTGGCTGGCCTGCCATCTGCTTCATCGCGTCGGCAAACTCGTCGATCGAACCGGCAAGCTCGCGCCCTGCCCTGAATTGACCCGCCACATACTTCAGCGTGTCAGCCAGCAATGGCGCTGCCTGTGGTACGGCCGGCAGTAGCGTTGCGGCCTGGTTCATGAACCCGCCAACAGCCGTGACAAACTCCGTCGCCCGCTGCTTCTGGGCATCCTCGTCAGGCTGGATGGTCGAATCCGTCTCAATGTCCAGCACGTATGGGCGAAGCTTTTGCTCACGCAAGAGCGCCATGACCTTCTCGATGGTCGGCTCTTCCTTCAGCTTCTCAATCTGAGCCTTGGTCTGCTGTTCAAGTTGGTCCAGCATCTGCTTGGCAGCATCGGGGTTCTGCTTGGCTTGTTCCGCCGTCTGCGGGTTGGCCATCGCCTGCTGCACCTGCTGCTGCGCGCTGGCGATAATCTGCTGTTCTTCTTGCGCAATCTGTGCGTCGGTCTTGATCTCGTATTGGCTCATGTCCAGCAGCGTCTTGGGCGAGAAGTTCTCCGCCATGATCTCGGCAGAGATGCGCGTGATATCCCGCGCCACTCGAACAAGCTCGGCCTGCCGGTCACGAATTCGTACCGAGCCATATTGGCTCTTAAGCTGCTGCGCCGTTGCGGTCTCGCTGGCTTCGGTCGAACCGCGCATGATGTCGCTCAGGCCGGTGATCTGGTAAACGTCGTCAATCAGTTCCTTGCGCAGCGCAACAAGGCCCTGAATGGTTGTTACAATCACATCGATCGGCAACCAGACAATCATGTCCTTGGCGCCGGAATTGCCGAACGCCGCCCAATTCGAGATGGGCACCATAATCTGATTGTTGGTGTTGGCCTTGATTGCCGCCTCGATGGCGTCGCCAATCTCGCCAGCGCCGGCCGGATAGAAGCCCCGGACCTTCACAGCCTCCGACAGCGCCGCAATGCGCGCCGTCAGTTCGTTAATTTCCTCCAGTTGGTCCTTGTAGAACAGCATATCCGGCACAGGGATCAGCGAGCGCCGCTGGATTGTGCTATATGCCGGCTCCGGGCACGGAAAGAAGTCATCCAGCGTCATATCCGGGTCATCGCGATCCAAGACCACATCAACACCGGGCGTGACCCAGATGACCTTCTCTTCGTTTTTGTCCCAGATTTCCCAGACGCCGCACTTGCTCCCGCTGTCGGCTGCGCCGTTCTTCTTGTCGTCCTTGCGGACACCGTATTCGGCATCCAAGTATGCGTTACCGCTCGTTTTAGCGAAGCGGTCTTTCATCTGCTCTTTGCTCAGCCACGACCGCTTGGCAACCCAGCCGACATCCTGCCAGACTCTTTGCAACTCATGGAGAAAATCGCGCCGGTCGGCATGTTCGACGCAGACCTTTTCGATCTGGCCTTTCTTGCGCTCGAACCGCAGCCAAGCCACACCACGAGACTGCAAGGCAACGTCGTCACGCACCTGACGCATGACCCGGTCAATCTTCGCCTCTTCGAAGCCAACGATTACAGATCGTTCAAGGATTTCAGATGCAGCCCGCGGTACTGGCCGACGATCACGGAAGCGCGGCACCACAACCGGAACAGGCGGGCGCGAATAGATCGACGGCTTCAGGACCTCGATATTCGCCCAGAACATCTGGAATTCACGGTCGCGGCCAGGTGCCGCCAGCCGTTCAAGGCTCGCATACAGCTTATCGATGTTATCTGCCTTGGTCTGATACTGGTCGAACGCCTTCTCAGACTCGGCAATCGCATCGAGATATGGCTTCGACGACTTCGGCGGCTCGGACGAATAGTCGTCCTGCACCTTTGTCCCGTCGTTGTTGTCGTCATTGACCATCAAATGCGTATCCTTGAACCCGACGGCTCAACAATCGGCGGCGGCCGATAATGGCCGGGCGGCGGCTCAATCTTCTTCTCAACGAGAGGCTCTGGCACTGTGCGCCACGACAGCGCCAGATACCTGAACGCGTCGGCCAAGTGGCTTGTCCAATCGTGGACCTCAGTAGCCTTGAATGTTTTCTTCTCGTCGTCCCATTCGCGCCGATATTGCTCCAGAGCGGATAGGCCGGTTTCTTCACACCGAGGGTGAAACACACACCGCGCCAGCGTCTGCCGAGCCGCGTTGATGCCGTCCATCTTGGTAGCGTTTGAGCACAGTTGCGGATTCAGTCCGTATTCACGCATCGTCTCAACTCGCGTGCGGCCTGATCCCCATTCCTTGACCTTGGCATCATGCGGGACGAAATCGACGCCAGGCTTCCAGCCGTGTTCCTCAGTTCGTTTGTGCACTACATCGGCGTAATGATCCAAGCCGACGCCCGATTGCGAATAGCAATCCAGAATGAAGACCTGCGAGCCGACAACCTGAAACCACCAGATTGACGTGTCGTCGCGAACGCCGATGTCCCAAGCCCTGTGCACCGGCTTATTCGGCGCCGGCTCAATCTCAGCTATGCGCCCTTCCTTGCGCACCGCGACCATTTCGCGGGCGTAGAACGCGCCCAGGATCGCCGCGTTGAACGAGCATTCATATTCCTGCTCGAACTGAGCGCGCCCGATGTCCTCGCCATACAGGGCGATATACTCGGCTAGGCTTTCCTCGATCTGCGCCGGCGATAATGCGCCGGTATCATGAACTGTCGAGACTTCAGCGAACCACTTCGGGTTCTGCTTTGCCATGTCATACATGGCTTTGGCATGGTTGCGACCGCGCGGCGTCGTGATGAATGCCGCCCAGCCGTTGTTTTCCTCCACCATCGGCCGGTGATAGGCCCACGCAGATGGGTTAGCCAAAGCCCATTCGGAATAGGCGATGCCTGCAACACCAGACCCGACAGTGGCGTCATACCGATCCGAGCCGATTATCTGCCACGTTGATCCGCACTTGAGCTTGATGAGCATTTGTTGCTCGTCTTTGCTCTCGCGGATCTCAGGCGGAAACGCCTCGTCAATCCTTCGCCTGCCCGTATGGGCGTTAATCGCATTCCAGAGGGCTTTGCGGCCCTGTTCATATTCCGGTAGGCAATGCCAGTATGAGGCGATGCGCTGATGTGCCAGCTCGCATGTGGCCGCCAGGACTATCTCGTCCTTGCCCCAGCGCCGGTGCGCGATCTCAATCGCTCGCTTGCCGCCCTTGACCAGATATTCATGGAAGGGCCGCTGATACCAGCGGATGCGGCGCTCAACTTCCACGCTGCTCGTAAACCGTCTTGAACACGACCCCGACAGGGTTGTCAGGATCGCCCGTCACCTGCATCGGCAACACCTTGCCTAGCAAGGCTAAGAACGGGCCAGGGTTGAGCTTGGCCTGCATCTCCAAATAGCTCACCAAGCCATCCTTGCCGCCGCCCGCATTCTCAGCGGCCTGTAAAATCGCGTCCTTCAGGAGCGCGGTTGTCTTGTTGGGCGTGCCCTTCTTTCGCCCCCCGGTCTTTTGCCTACCCGCCTCTAGTTTAGACATCTCGGTTCAGACGGTCTGAGCGCCTGCCCCTTGGTTATGCTCCGATGCTATCTCGGAGGAATTGAACTTCCGGCGATACCGGCGTGTCGTCTACGATCTCGTATTCAGCGATGGTGATGTGATCCGGTCCGCGATCAGCAACAGGGCCATCCTGCGGAACGCGCCGGATCAGCGATTCAACCAGTGCGCTTGCTCTCGGCGCTGGCTTGCCGGCAGGGCCTTTCGTATGGGCCTCAACCGCGGCGCGATGTGCCTCAACAGCCTTTGCGAATTGATCGGCCGGGCCGGATTGAGAGAGCGGGATTTCGATCATGATGCACAATCACTAGGCGGATCTATGAACTGATCATCGTGGAGGATGATCACTGGATGGCCCTGAATAGGCTCGGCAATGGGCTGGCCTGTCTTGGCTTCAGCGATGAGGTCGCGGGATTCCTGTTCTCGACGTTTGCCGAAGTCGATGCCGTAGACGATGTTGTCGGTCATGTCGGCCCCCAAAACAAAAACGCCCCGCTGGATTTCTCCGGGGGAGCGGGAAGTTTTTTGGTCACATTCGTGCCTGCAAACTTAGAAACTTCGCGGCCTCAGCGGCTAACTTTTCAGATTTGTTCCGAGACAAGCTGCTAAGAGCGCGCCGATTCAAACGATGCTTCGTCACATCGTTTCCGTTTCCGGCCCGCGTATCCCAACGCAAGTTGGAATAGTGGTTGTTTTGGTGGAACCCGTCGTTATGGCAGACTTCCGCGCCCTCGAACGGCGCTGGACCAATGAAAGCCAGCGCAACGAGTTGGTGCGCCTTCATCCGATACAAGCGGCCGCCCTTCGACAAAGAAAACCGCTTGCGGCCATTTCCCTGAGTTCGCTCGGGCTTGAGTTGAGCGCCCCCACGTCGAACGTCCCCGCGCTCGGAGACTTCGTAATCAAGAAATCCAGGTATCGGTTTCCAAATCATGTGGGAAAGCTCAGAGCGCAAAAACCATCCAGGTGAACGATTACGTTCTCCGGGACAAACATGGCGAACACTGTTGAGTGATTTGCGCTGGCTTGTCAGTTAACTTCTCGTCGTCGCAGGTTAACTTTTTCAACGAGCGGATTTTCTTTGCGCCCGCCCGCCAAGCCTTCTCGTAAATCGAGTTTCCGGCCGTGCGCTCTAGCAATTGTGCAGCCGCTTCCAGCGTCTCATCGTCGTAGCTGCTCATGCTGCCCTCACGTTCTCTGGCCATGTGTGGATGAACTTGCCGCCGCCCTGCGGCATGATCTTCAATTGACCGCGCGTCCGCTCACGGATCACGCCCAGCATGTTCGCAAACTCGCCTTCCATGATCCGGATGATTGCCCCGACAGGGATGCGGTTCTTGCGGGCCTCGTACTCGCCCTGTTCGTTGATGAATAGCCCCGTTTCGTTGATCACGAAATCCCACTCGCCTTGCAAGTAGCGCTCACGGAATCCCCAGACGACTTGCCATGGGATCGACAGCGGCGCGCCATCCTGATTGGTGATCAGAGCTTCGATGCCGTTGACGTTCCGGATCTTCCAGAAATTCCCGTCAGGCACCTCGACGAACATATACCGGCCCAGCACCGGGTATTCCTTCGCCACCTTGACGCGGGCATGGCTTACCCATCTTCGAAGCTTTGGCCAGAACGACGCATACCCGAGCGCAGCAAGCTCGTTCTCAGCCCGCCGCTGACAGTTCGGATTCGTGATAGCGATGTACCAAGAGGATTGCCCCGCCCGCATTGCTAGTGATGCCCCTGTCATGTGTGATGCCCCTGCTC